CTGTAGAAGAAACTCCTGCTGGTCCTACTGAAGTTACAGAAAACGAAGATGGCAGTGTTGATATAAATTTTGACCCTACTAAAAATTTATCTGCTGGAACAGAGTTTGGATCAAACCTTGCTGAAGTTGTTGATGAACAAGTTCTTGGTAGATTAGGATCTGAACTTTATCAAGACACACAATCTTATAAAGATTCAAGAGCAGATTGGGAAAAAGCTTATACTCAAGGATTAGATTTATTAGGATTTAAATATGAATCAAGAACAGAACCATTTCAAGGTGCATCAAGTGCAACTCATCCAGTTTTAGCAGAAGCAGTTACACAATTTCAAGCACAAGCTTATAAAGAATTATTACCACCAGAAGGACCAGTTAGAACTCAAATTATTGGAGTAGAAACTCCAGCTATTCAAGATCAAGCGGACAGAGTTTCTGAATTTATGAATTATCAAATTATGGATGTCATGAAAGAATATGAACCTGAATTTGATCAGATGTTATTCTATTTACCATTATCAGGATCTACATTTAAAAAAGTTTATTACGATGACATTCTTGGAAGAGCTGTATCAAAATTTATTCAGGCTCAAGATATATTAGTTCCATATACTGCAAATAGTATTGAAGATGCAGAAGCAGTTGTTCATGTAATTAAAATTTCAGAAAATGAATTACGTAAACAACAAATATCCGGATTTTATAAAGACATAGAATTAAAAGCTTCAGATGATTTATCAGAAGCAGATGATGTTAAATCTAAAGAAAGACAATTAGATGGTGTGAATATGAGTGGTCAAACTGAAGATGTTTTCACATTATATGAATGTCATGTTAATTTAGATCTGGAAGGATTTGAAGATATGAATCCACAGACTGGTGAGCCCACAGGAATAAAATTACCTTACATTGTAACTTTAGAAGAAGGATCAAGAGAAGTTTTATCTATTAGACGTAATTATAAACAAGAAGATCCATTAAAGAAAAAAATTAATTATTTTGTACATTTCAAATTTTTACCTGGATTTGGATTTTATGGTAATGGGTTAATTCAAATGATTGGTGGTTTATCAAGAACTGCAACTCAAGCATTAAGACAATTATTAGATGCAGGAACATTATCTAATTTACCAGCTGGATTTAAACAAAGAGGAATTAGAATCAGAGATGATGCTCAATCTATTCAACCTGGTGAATGGAGAGATGTAGATGCACCTGGAGGAAATTTAAGAGATGCATTTATGACTTTACCTTATAAAGAACCTTCACAAACTTTATTGCAATTAATGGGGGTCGTGGTTCAAGCAGGTCAGCGCTTTGCTTCGATAGCTGACTTACAAATAGGGGATGGGAATCAGCAAGCAGCAGTGGGCACGACCGTGGCTTTGCTGGAAAGAGGAAGCAGAACAATGTCTGCTATTCACAAAAGAATCTATGCTTCAATGAAAGAAGAATTTAGATTATTAGCAAATGTATTTAAATTATATTTACCACCAGAATATCCTTATGATGTTGTTGGTGCACAAAGAACAATTAAACAAACAGACTTTGATGATAAAGTAGATATTATTCCAATTGCTGATCCAAATATATTTTCACAAACACAAAGAATATCTATCGCACAAACAGAATTACAACTTGCAATGGCTAATCCTGGAATTCATAATATGTATGAAGTTTATAGAAATATGTATTCAGCATTAGGTGTAAGAGATATAGATAGTATTTTAGTTAAACCAGATCAACCCACACCAAAGGACCCTGCGTTAGAACATATTGATGCTCTCGCAGGGAAACCATTCCAAGCATTTCCAGGACAAGATCATAGAGCTCATATAACTGCGCATTTAAATTTTATGGCAACTAACATGGCAAGAAATGCTCCTGTGATTATGGCTTCATTAGAAAAAAATTGTTTTGAACATATTTCTTTGATGGCACAAGAACAAGTTGAAATAGAATTCCAAAGAGAGATTCAACAATTACAACAAATACAACAAAATTCACAAGCAATGCAGAATCCACAAATACAAATTCAAATAAGAATGCTTTCTGAAAAAGTAGAAGCAAGAAAAGCAGTCTTAATTGCTGAAATGATGGAAGAATTTATGAACGAAGAAAAGAAAATTACATCACAATTTGATAATGATCCAATTGCTAAACTTAAATCTAGAGAACTAGATCTTATGGCACAAGAAAACGATAGAAAAAGACAAGAGAGTAATGAAAGAATCAATCTTGATAAGATGAAGGCAATGATGGCACAGTCTACAGATAGCCAAAAACTTCAACAAAATGAAGAATTAGCTAGATTAAGATCAAATACTTCATTAGAAAAGACTGTTTTATCTGCTAGACTTAAAAATAATCAAAATTAAGTTTTAAAAACACTAAAAAAGAGGTATAAAACAACTATGAAAAAACAAAATGAAAAATTAGCAAATTCAACTAGAACTTTTACTAAAGATTCTAAGGTTAAAGTTGATACTAATCATTCAAAATACACTAACGCAGAAGGATATCTTGTTGGTGGTGTTGAAATTGAAACTACAAACCCTGCTGAGACTCAAACTCAAGAAGTTCAAGGACAGGGAAGTATTCTTCCAGAGAAAAAAAGATCAGCTAAGTGGTATTAAGCCATGTTGCCAATGCTAAATGCTATTGCTCCATTAGCTAAGATATTATTTAATACAATTGAAAAATCAGTTCCTGATAAAGATTTACAAGCAAAATTAAAAGCAGATTTACAAACACAATTACTACAATCTAATACAGCAGAATTAACTGCAGCAGCAAGAATAGTTGAAGCTGAAGCAAAAGCGGGATGGTTCGCATCCTCTTGGAGACCTTTATTGATGTATGTATTAATATTTATTTTAATATGGAATTATGTATTAGGACCTGTTATCTTATTTTTTTTTAAAGCTTCTATAACTATAACTCTCCCAGGAGATGTTTGGACACTATTACAAATAGGTCTAGGTGGTTATGTAGTAGGACGAAGTGCAGAATCGGTGGCACGCACTATGGCAAATAAACCGGTATCAAACAAAGAACAAGAAAACGGATAGGAGAATAAAATGGCTGGATTAGGAATACAAACAAGAGGAAGTGGAATCGCTAGAGTTCAAAAAAAAGGTGGTGGAATTGCTCAAAGAGGAATGGGAGCTGCTTTTAAAAAAGGTGGTATGGCTATGGATGAATCAATGGCACATGAAGGTGCAGAATCTATGGGTATGGAATCAAAAGAAACTAAAATGGAAAAAAAAGGTTACATGGAAAATAAAAAAGGAAAAATGGAAAAAAAAGCGGACATGTTGACTGCTAAAATGTCTATGAAGAAAAAAGGAAAAATGATGAAAGGGAAAAGATAATGTCAGGACTTGGAATTCAAACTAGAGGAACAGGTATTGCAAGAATTCAAAAAGCAAAAGGTGGATCTGCTAAAAAATGGATTCAATCTGCAATTAAAAAACCAGGTTCTTTAAGAGTAACTTTAAAAGTTAAAAAAGGTGAAAAAATACCTGAATCAAAATTAAAAGCAGCAGCAAAAAAATCAGGAGTTACTGGTAAACGTGCTAGACTTGCTATGACTTTGAAAGGAATGAAATAATGGCTGGTCTTGGAATTCAAAAAAGAGGAAATGGTATTGCTAGAGTAGGACTAGCAAAAGGATCTTTACCTGATCTAACAGGTGATGGTAAAATTACTAGAGCTGATGTTTTAAAAGGTAGAGGTGTTTTTAAAAAAGGTGGAATGACTGAAAGTCAAAAAACTGTTAAAACAGCTATGGGTAAATTTAAAAAAGGTACCTTACATTCCGGAAGTAAAAAAGGTCCAGTTGTAAAATCTAGAAAACAAGCTATTGCAATTGCTCTTTCAGAAGCAGGTAAATCTAAGAAAAAATAATGCCTGTAAAAATTCCTCCATATTTAAAAAAGTCTATGAAAAAAATTGGACTTAAGGATGGAGGTAAATCAACTCTTTGCCCAAGAGGAAAAGCAGCAGCTAAAAGAAAATTTAAAGTATATCCAAGTGCATATGCAAATATGTACGCAAGTGCTGTTTGTTCTGGAAAAATAACTCCAGGAGGTAGAAAAGAAAAAGCAAATGGAGGAAGTATTTCACAACAAAGAAAAATGATATCTAATTATAAACAAGGTGGTATTGCAAAAGGTTGTGGAGCTATTATGGAAGATAGAAGAAAGGTCACTAAAAAATATTAATATGGCACAAAATGGTCTTAGAAAATGGGTTCAAGAAAAATGGGTAGATATTGGATCTAAACGTAAAGATGGATCCTATGCTCCTTGTGGAAGATCAAAAGGAGAAAAAAGAAAAGGTTATCCAAAATGCGTACCATTAGCTAAAGCTAGATCAATGTCAGAAGGTCAAAGACGTTCAGCAGTTACAAGAAAAAGAGCAGCAGGAAACACTGGACCAAAACCTAAAAATGTTGCAACATTTGTAAGAAGAAAAAAAGCAGCAGATGGTGGATATATTGGACCAGCAATAAATTCTGTTTATGATGGAGTAACATTAAATAATTCATCTTATTCAAAATATTATAAAGGAATGATTTAATGAGCGATAAATATTACAAACAGGAACGAGCAAAACAAAAAAAATTTATAGAATCCGAAAAAGAAATGGACAAGAAATATAAACAAATTCTTGAAAAGGAAAGAGAATTTGATTATCTTAATTCAATACATCCAGAAGATTCTACTGCAGAACCGATGAATTTTAAAAAAGGTGGGTTAGTTAAAAAAGGTTTACCTAAACTTGCAAAAAGAGGTTGGAGATAATGGCTGATTTTGGTGGTGACGGAATTAAATTAAGAGGTCTTGCTGGAAAAAGATTAGAAGAACAACAAAAAAAAGATTTAGAGGATTTTTTAAAAGAATTTAATGATCCATTATTAATTGAAAAATTAAAAGATAGAGAAAAAAAAGCTAAAGGTGGAATAGCTAGAGGATGTGGAAAAATAATGTCAAATAGAATAAAAACAACTAAGTATTACTAATGGGTGATATTTCATTACGTGGCAGAGGAAGAGCAATGATGGCATCTGGTGGTAAAACTCCAGCATGGCAACGTAAAGAAGGAAAATCTGAATCTGGTGGATTAAATAAAAAAGGTATTGCATCGTATAGAGCAGCAAATCCTGGTTCTAAATTATCAATGGCAGTAACAACTAAACCAAGTAAGTTGAAACCTGGTTCAAAATCTGCTAAGAGAAGAAAGTCTTTTTGTGCTAGAATGTCTGGCATGAAGAAAAGATTGACCTCTGCAAAAACTGCAAGAGATCCAAACTCAAGAATTAATAAATCTCTACGTAAGTGGAATTGTTAATATAACTAACAAAGGAGAAAGACTATGGACGCTGTAACATTTATTACTAAACTGCAAAAATTTATCAGAGATTCTTACCAAAATATTGGTGATGCCATGATATCTGGAACAGTTGACAGTATGGAAAAATACAAGTATATGCAAGGACAGGCAAATGCCTACCAAACAGTAATTCAGGAAATCTCTAACCTGCTAAACAAGAAGGAGCAAAGTGATGAAAAAGGAAACGTTATCGACCTCGGAAAAGGAAATTCCAAAGACAGTACTAGGTCTTGAAGATAAGTATAAAGAAGAAGCTAAAACAGCCGAACCTACTAAAGAACCATTAAATCCAGAAAATATAAAATCTGTAGTTGATGAATTACCAACACCTTCAGGTTGGAGACTATTAGTATTACCATTCACACCAAAAGAAAAAACATCTGGTGGAATTATTATTGCACAAGAATCATTAGACCGTTTAAGAATAGCTACTAATTGTGGTTATGTTTTAAAAATTGGTCCACTCGCATATCATGATAAAGAAAGATATCCGACAGGACCTTGGTGTAAAACAGGAGATTGGGTTATCTTTGCTCGTTATGCGGGTTCAAGATTACCAATAGAGGGCGGTGAAGTTCGTATATTAAACGATGATGAAGTATTAGGAACAATTCCTAATCCTGAATCTGTACTTCACTATATATAAACATAGGAGAAAACTATGCCGGAAGACAAAAACGCGAAAACAGTTGACATAGATACATCTGGACCAGAGGTTGATGTTGAGTTAGAAGATACATCTAAACCTGAATCTGAAACAGAGGTAATTGAAACTGCTGAACAAGAAACAGCTCCAAAAGCTGAGAAGCCTAGTGATGCAAAAGTGGCAACCGAGTCACAAGCCACTAGCACCTCGTCTCAAGAAAAAAGCGACGAGAACAAGACACAGAAAGAAGAATTAGAAGATTATAGTAAAGATGTGCAAAGACGAATTGCTAAACTTACAAAAAAATGGAGAGAAGCAGAACGTCAAAAAGAAGAAGCTTTAGCTTTTGCAAGAGTTCAAAAAGAAGAAAAAGAAAAATTAACAAAACAATTTTCTTCATTAGAAACCTCAAGTGTTAAAGATAGAGAAGCTAGAATTTCTTCAGGACTACAAGCAGCACAAGCTAAACTTGCAGCAGCAAGAGAAGCTCAAGACATAACTGCTGAAGTAGATGCACAAAGAGAAATAGCTAGACTTGGTTATGAAGAAGCAAGGTTATTGGATGTTAAAGCAGCATATGAAAATATGCCAAAACAACAAATACAACCTGATATAAATCTTAGTAGATCAGAAGAACAATCTGTTAAACCAGATCCAAAAGCAGAAGCTTGGGGATCTAAAAATAGATGGTTTGGATCTGATTCAGCCATGACTTATACGGCTTTTGACATACACAAAAAGCTAGTAGATGATGAGGGATATGATCCTCAAACAGACGAATATTATGCGGAAATTGATAAAAGAATAAGACTTGAGTTTCCTCATAAATTTGATAAGATCGCAACAACGGAAACGACCAAACCGACACAAGTAGTAGCTTCAGCGAAGCGAAGTGTAAAACCTGGTCGCAAAACTGTGAGACTCACGCCTTCTCAAGTTGCTATCGCTAAAAAATTAGGAGTGCCATTAGAAGAATATGCGAAACAATTAAATATCACGAAGGAGGTATAGGCATATGGAAAACGATAAAATGAAGACCCCACGTGCGAGCCAGTCAAGATCTGCTGAAAAGAGACCTACGACTTGGACTCCACCATCAAGTTTAGATGCACCGCGCCCTAAGGACGGTTTTAAGCACCGATGGATAAGACTTGAAATTTTAGGTCAAGATGATTCTAAAAACGTTTCAAGTAAACTTAGATCAGGATTTGAATTAGTGAGAGCTGATGAATACCCTGGTGAAACTTATTCAACCATAGGAGAAGGAAAATACGCGGGAGTAATCGGGCATGGTGGCCTTGCGCTGGCAAGGATACCTGTAGAGGTTGCTGAAGCTCGCAATGCTTATTTTGCAAAACAAACTAAGGATCGAGAAGATGCAGTTAATAACGACCTTTATAAGGATCAGCACCCAAGTATGCCAATCAATAGTGAGAGGCAAACTCGTGTAACTTTTGGTGGT